CACGAGAAGTACATGTCGGAGAATGCCGTGACGTATTCCATGAAGTCACAGTTCAAACCTTTTAAGGTTGGGAAGAGTCCTGATCTGACCAAGGTGGGGCAAGGCATTGCTGGTGCTTGTGCGGCGATCAATGAACGTTTTGGTCCAATGTTCCGGCTACTTAACGCAAGGATGAAAATGGCGGCGAAGAAACACAATCTTTATGATTGTTTTTCCCAGGCTGTCAATTTAGCTAGAGCCCTGAACGATCAGGTTAAAGAGCTCAGTTTTCCCACGTGTGGCACGGGTGATGCCGTGCAATTCGACAAACACCATGGATGGTTTACTAAAGCCATGTCTGGTTTCTTTTGGGAGATACTTGGAGCGTCGGGCTCAAAAATTCGTGAGTACATGCAGGACGTACGCACGAATTATCGAGTTACTTGTCCTGGAGTGTTTTCAGCGATAGTGGAAGATGAGAAAGGTTCTGGTAAGCCAGATACCTTGAGCGAGAACTCTTACATAACCGAGACCGTCAACCATAACAATATGACGGGGAGAGGTCGGTATGTATACGTGAAGAAGGGTGATGACTATTTGCGGTTCCAGAATGGTCTGAAGGAGAATGTTGAGAGGAGGAAAGCACTGGAACGCTTTACTACACTCAGGATCGTCACCGTTTTTGGCGAGGCCGAGTTCTGTGGGAAAGTCGTCTCTGAAGATGGCATGTATCCCAATGTTTTGAGAAAATTACGAAAGGCGTGCGCAAACAGGTGTGCGTCTTATAAACAGTGGGCCATTTATCAGGTTTCACTTAGGGATGCTCTAGACGAGATCAGGGCACTCGGGGAGGAGAAGACCATTGCCGCTACAGCTTATGCAAATTCCGTAACGCTAGCTGAGGCTCAAAATGCGATGGCCATGTTACAGGCGTTGGCTCATATTGATGAGAGGAGTTGGTTGTCGTTGGTTGAAGAACAGGTGCTTTACGCACCCAGAGGTTGTGAGGCCGATGGCACTCCACAACCGTGGTAACGTAACTCACGTTTACCACTGAATGTTATTTTTAATTTCATTCAACTCTACAACAACATCAACATCATCATCAACAATGTCTGGACGTGGTCGTGGTAACTTTGGTCGGAGGGGTGCCATCAATTATGGTGGTTTGCCCCGTGGCGGTGGAAGGTTGGGCGAACGTTTTCCTTTGCGTGGTTCGGTGACGGAGGCTGTCGGAGGCGGTTTGTTGTGCTTTCGGTGTGGTAAATTGGGGCATATTGCGCGTGTTTG